ATGAAAAAAGTAAGAATAATTGAAAGAACAATGCCCGATGGTAGAATAGAATTTACAATACAACAAAGACACTTCTTGTTTTTTTGGTGGTGGGTAGATGCTTGGATGAATAATGATGTTTCAACAATAGATAGTTTTTCAACATTAGAAAAATCACAAAAAAACTTATGCTATTTTGATGGAACAAAATGTCGTGAAGAAGTGGTGATGTAGCACTTGCCACTAACTAGCTTATATGCGCTACAAACATTCGTATATACACTCAATTTTGGCTTAAATGCGAATGATTCATAGTAATATAGTCAGCTTTAACCTGACAAATAAACTATGATTGATAAACAAGGTTTTAATGATTGATAAATTAATGACTATAATTCGGCATATTTGCGAAATAGCTGCCAAAATATTGCATGAATTTTTACAAATATTTCACGCATAATGTGTTATATAAGTCATTAATGCTGGCTTTATGCGACATTTAAGAAACACTAAAACTAGATGCAAATTAATATAAATAGGAGCAGATTAATTAATTACATTTAAAAACATATAAATTATGACACCAAAAGAAATAGAAAAATTATAATTACCGCAAATCTGCGTCAAATACTATTATTATTCAACGCAAACCGTTACAATCTGTCACGCTTTCGTACATAAATTATAAAATACTGTTGTAGCAAAATTATAAACCTAAACAAAAAAGGAGGTTACATTATGACTATTTGGGTAGTATTACTAACTATAATAAAATATATTTAAACTAAGGGAAAGGGCGGGGATAAATTGTCACCCCCCTTATTATAACTTTATTTCAAATGTTAATAACTTTATTATAATTTTATGTCATGTTAGAGAAAGACTTACACAGGTTAGTTTGCGACTACATACGAAAACTTTACCCATACGTTATATTTAGAACTGACTTTAGTTCAGGAATGAGAATGTCAATAGGGATGGCAAAGCGCCACAAAGCATTGCAATATTCAAATGCCTATCCTGATTTATTTATAGCTGAACCAAAGGGAAACTATGCAGGTTTATTTATAGAATTAAAAACAGTTAATAACGTAGTATTTAAAAAAGACGGAACAATGCGAAAGAATGAGCATCATGAAGAACAGGAAACAATGATGTTAAAGTTAAGAGGCAAGGGATATAAAGCAGAATTTGGATTAGGATTTGGACATACGATTAAAATAATAAATGAATATCTTAACCAATAAAAACAAACCAAATGAGCAACGAAAAAAAACAAGCAATCAGATTAGGAAGCGGTAAAAAAATTAACGATACTTTCCTAAGTTCAAGCCTGTGTATTACGGATGCCTTAGAGCATTCATACGAATACAATGGTAAGAAGTACATCAAGTTAAACATTAGCATATTTGCTGAACCTGACCAGTACGGAAAGAACGTAAAGATTACATTGAATGATTACGACCCAAAGGCAAAAGCAGAAACACCAAAAACAAAGCCAGTAAGTATTAATTCAAATGATGATTTACCTTTCTAATGAAAGCGCATACTAAAATATACATGAAGTATTTTGGTTATGGCATTGATTCGTACTTTGCCTGTGAAGTTTGTGATAATCGTGGAGTTGATTTACATCACATTGAAAATAGAGGAATGGGTGGAAGTAAAACAAAAGATTATATTGAAAATTTAATTTGCGTTTGTAGACAATGCCACGAGTTTTTCGGGGAAAAAGATGAATATTTAGAATTTTTAAAAATGAAACATTATGATTTTATGGAAAGACATCAAGGGTTATGAAGGTATTTATCAAGCAAGTAATTTTGGTAATATAAAATCATTATCAAGATTAGTTAAAATTGGCAATAATAAAAGGGTAATTAATGAGAAAATATTATCTCCTATAAAATGTAGTAATGGATATTATGCAGTAAACTTTACTTATAAAAAAAGAAAGCAATATTTATTACATAGATTAATTGCAAATACTTTTTATGGAGAAAATAATGAATTAGTTGTTAATCATATTGATTTTGATAAATCTAATAACAAATTAGATAATTTAGAATTTTGCACACAAAAAGAAAATATACAACATTCCTGTATAGGAGATAGAAATGGCAGATTAATTTTAAATACTGAAACTGGTATTTATTATTATACTATTGTTGAGGCAGCAAAATCTATTAATAAAAATGATGATTATTTAATTAAAAGATTAATTAATAAAGTAAAAAATAATACTAATTTTATTTATGCTTAAAATATATTTATGCCATTATTAGAACAGATTAACATTGACTTGCAAAAGCGCGAACAAAAAGGGATTAAAACTTACGGAACTACTTTAGATGGTGCGGATTTAAATAAAGAGCAATTATTAAATCACTTATACGAAGAGCTGCTTGATGCAGCTTTTTATATTAAAAAATTAATTAATGATAAGTCAAGTAATTAGTATTAATAAGTTAAAAAATAATACTGGACAAATAGAAGGGTTGCCTAAAAATCCAAGATTATTGAAGGATGACAAGTTTAAAAAGCTAGTTAAGTCAATTAAGGATGACCCTGAGATGTTACAATTAAGAGAAGTTATTGCTTATCCATTAAATAATGAATTAATTGTTATTGCTGGAAATATGAGATTAGGTGCTTGTAAAGAATTGGGACTAAAAGAAATACCTGTTAAAATACTTCCGCAAGATACATCAGTAGAAAAATTAAAAGCATATACAATTAAAGATAATTTAGGATATGGCGAATGGTCTTGGGATGATATTGCAAACGAATGGGATATGGAACAACTTGAAGATTGGGGGATGGATTTACCTTTGTTTGATAAGATTGACAATATTGAAGATGGAGAAGAAATAGAGTTTGAACAATCGGTACAATTAGAACCACCAAAAGAATATATATTAATTATGGCTGAACCAAATAGCGTTGAATGGGAAGAGTTAAAAGAAACATTAAAATTAAAAATAGTAAAGAAAGGAGGGTATAAAAAGGGAAGTCCATTTAATGCAGTAGGATTAGAAAGGGTTTTATATTGGAATGATTTTAAAAACAGATTAAATGTTAATAGCAATACCGAGTAAAAATAGAGCAGGAGATACAACAACAAATAAAATTCTGCCTAATATTGGAACTTTTTTTGTACCATTAAGCCAAGTGCATCAGTATAGTTATATTCAAAATGTAGTTGGAATACCAAACGAAATTCAGGGTATTACAAATACAAGAAATTGGATATTAAAAAACACAAAAGAAAATTGGGTAGTTTTTTTGGATGATGATGCAAAAAATGTAGGTTATACTCAACTAGGAAGAACACAAGCAAAAAAGATAGAAATCAGAGATGAGGGATTTTGGGCAGAAGAATTTATAAAAGCATTTGATTTAACTGAACAATTAGGCTATAAAATGTGGGGGGTAAAAACTGAAGCAGCACCACGCTCAGTTTATCCATATAAACCAATTATAACAAAAACATATTTAACCGCTTCCTGCATGGGAATGGTTAATGATGGAGAGTTTTATTTTGATGAAAATTTTAAAGTAAAAGAGGATTATGAAATATGCTTAAGACATATTGTTAAATATGGAGGTATTTTAGGAATTAGATATTTACATTGGGAAAATGAACATTGGGTAACTGAAGGAGGATGCAAAGATTATAGAACAATAGAAATGGAAAGAAAAGCAATAAAGGATTTAAATAAATTATATCCAAATATGTTAAGAAGTGCTAAAAGGAAAGCAAATCAATTTACAATACAGTTAAATTTATAATGAATAAGTGTAACGATATAGTGCTGGAGATATATAACCATCCTGACCTTATAAAAGCGATAAGCAAAACAAAGCCTGAATCAATACAAGACGATTTAAGACAAGAAATAGCAGTTAGCTTATTACTCCAACCTTGTGATAAGATATCAGCCCTATTCGCATCTAATAACTTATTACGGTATGCAATTAAGATATGTTGGTTTATGGCTACTTCTAAAACATCAGAATTTTATTATAAGTATAAAAAAAGTGATTTATTAAAAGCAGTTGAGTATTTTAATAGTCAATTAGATTTACCGATAATACCTGAAAGTTTAGCAGAAGAGGCAACAAAAGCGCTTACAAAAAATAACATAGATATTGAAACCGACCACGAAATAAGAATATTTAATAAATACGTAGAACTAGGCAGCAATAGAAAGGTAGCAGAATATTACGGAATACCAGTTAACCACGTTTGCAATATTACCAACAAAGTAAAAAAAGAATTAAAATGTATATTATTACAATAGCAGCATTTACGTTTGCTTATTATTTCATTAACGTAATTAATGGGCATATCATTCTAAAGAGGATATTCAAAATACCTTTAGTAAAAAGATTAAGACCTTTTGACTGTATTCAATGCCTTACTGTATGGTCAGCATTAGCATTTACATTTTTACCTATTCATACAGTTGAAACAATAGCGGTAATATTTGCAGCAGGGTTTATATCAATTAAAATAAAATGAAATATTCAAATAGTTTTACGCACGATTTAAAATTTGGGGAACTTGCAGAAACTTGGGTAAATGATTTATTTAACGGTGGATTAAAAGTTGAAGTAAAAAGCGATAGATTAGCATTAAAGACTGGTAATATATTTATAGAAGTTTATTCAAGGGAAAAGCAATCAGGCATATCAATTACCGATGCAGATTATTGGATATATAGATTTGAACAAAATGATATGGCAATAATAATACCTACTAATAAATTAAAAGAATTAGTTAAAGAATATTTTACAGGGAATTTCACATTAGGTGGGGATAACAATACAAGTAAAGGGGTATTAATACCAATAAATAAAATCTTACAAAAGCAATAGATGAATATAATTGGATTAACACATAAGGAATCAGGATGCGGATATCATAGAGTAATATTGCCCCTTGCTTTTATGGATGACATTAAAGGTTATGTAACCAACTTTATAACGGAAGATAAGACCGATAATTGGGATATTTTAGTTTATAACAGGATATGCCAATACGATTTAAATTGGAGCAAAACTAAGGAACTGCTTGGGTGTAAGGTAGTTATGGATATTGACGACCATTGGAAACTACCTTTTAATCATTTGAATTATGAGGCATACCAAAGCATGGGTGAAAGGATAGAACGTAACTTAATGATGGCAGATTTAGTTACGGTTACTAATTCTAACTTATTGAATAAAGTAAAGCAGTTTAATGATAACGTGGTAGTAATGCCCAATGCTTTACCGTATGGAATTAATCAGTTTACGGATATAAGGGTAGCATCTGAAAAGGTAAGATTATTTTGGTGTGGTTCGGTAAGTCATGAGAACGACATTAAGATATTGAGAGAACCACTAAAAAGACTGACAGGAAATATTCAAATGGTAATGGGTGGGTATAACGATAGCGACCCATTAACTAAATCTATTTGGGATAGAATGTTTTCAATGTTTGCTGGTAGGCATCCATCGGTTAAACTACCATCAACAAGTCCTACTCAATACATGGATATGTATAATTATGCTGATATTGTTTTAATACCTTTAGAAGATTCAGAATGGCACGGATGCAAAAGCAATCTTAAGATATTAGAAGCAGCAGCAAAGAGATTGCCTGTTATCTGTTCAAATGTTGCACCTTATAATATAAATACTGATGCTCCTGTGTTATGGGTAAATAATCAAAAAGACTGGTTTAAATATATTAATCTATTAATCAATAATCCTAGCTTAAGGGAAAATTTAGGCAACGAACTTTATGCGTGGGCGTCCAAAAGGTACAACTTCAAAGAAATTAATCAACAAAGATTTGATGCCTACAAAAGCATTATTACTTGAAAAAGAAACAAATCTAGTATTTGATAAGCATAGGCACTTTTACGATTTTTACCATAAGACAGGCGAAATAGTAAACTTTAACCATGATATTCAAAAAGAGTTATTAGATGAATATCGCAGAGTAAAAGATGCGTACTATCATTATAATACTAATTGTACAATATGCGTAATTGATTTCCTTAACCTAATATACAGATGGTATGATAACGCCTAAAGAATTTCTAGAAAAAGAAATAGGATGGGGCATAAGTTTTGACAATGCTGATTTTCTAAACCTAGCAAAAGAAACTGCAAGCCAATTAAAAGACCTGCCGATTAAATCAATAATGGATTTCGGTGCTGGTACTGGCGTTTATTCTGCTGCGTTTCATATTGAAGGATATGATACATTTGTTTATGAAATATGGAACGAGCATAAAGAATACATAAGAACCAAAGCACCACATCTAAATATAATTGATAAGCCAATTACAACGGATTTAATGGCAATAATTGAAGTTGCAGAACACATGACCAACAAAGAGATTTTAGACCTATTTAAAGCGGTTAAACCTACTTATGTACTATTCAGTTCAACAAGTGAGATAACAGACTACGATGAGCAATGGGGGCATATTAACGTAAAGAACCAAGCTGATTGGGTATTGATGTTTAAACGTATGGGTTATGAATTAGATAGACATTTATTTTATCCCACAGTTTACAGTAAATTATTTAAATTATGTCTTTAGAGAAACAACCACATGGAGGATTCCTTAATCGTTATGAGAAAGGAGCAGCATGGAAAGGTAACAGGAATGGCAGACCTAGAAAGTATATAACTGAATTAGCACCAATGGGTTATAAGAACGCACAGGTAATGGATTGCATTCAGGTATTAATGGCAATGACTGTGGATGAATTGAAAGCAGTTTGGGATAACAAAGAAAGCACAATATTAGAAAAGACTTTAGCAAATGCGTTAATTAAATCAATGGCTAAAGGTTCGTTGTATTCAGTAGATACTTTATTAAGCAGGGTATACGGTAAGCCAAAAGAAACAACGGCAGTAATTCAGGATAGCAAAATAGAAGTGGTATTTGTAAAGGGTAAAACCATTTTATGATTTTAGAGTTACCAGAAGCGCATAAAAATCAAACTAAAATACTTGAATCACAGGCAAGATTTAGAGTTGTAATGTGTGGCAGAAGGTTTGGTAAGTCTGAATTAAGTCAGGTTGAAATTATTAGCAATGCAATTCAGGGAATGAATGTTGCCTACATCACTCCAACATATAAACTAGCAAAAACATTCTTTGAGAAATTAATACAATGCGTACCATTTGAAAACAACAAAAGCGATTTAACTATTCATTTTCCTAATGAAGGAACAGTTGAATTTTATACAGGTGAAAGACTAGATAATCTAAGGGGTAGAAAATTTCATTTAGTAGTAATAGATGAAGCCAGCTTTATACCTAACTTAGAAGATGGCTGGCTAAATTCAATCCGACCTACCTTAACCGATTATCAAGGCAGAGCATTATTCCTATCAACCCCACGAGGCAAAAACTATTTTTATTCTCTTTACATGAAGGGTGGGCAAAGAGATTGGGAAAGTTTTAAGTTTACTACTTATGACAATCCTTATATTTTAACATCAGAGATTAATGATGCAAAAGCACAGTTGCCATCAGTTGTATTTGAGCAAGAATACATGGCTAACCCTATGGAAAATGCAGCCAATCCATTTGGTAGTGAACACATTACAAAGTGTACTTGTAATTTAAGTTACAATGAACCCATGTACTTTGGTATTGATTTGGCAAAGTCTGTGGATTGGACTGTTATAATAGGATTAGATAGCGATGGTAAAGTAAGTTACTATAAACGGTTTCAAAAGGACTGGTTACAGACAAAAGAAACAATAAGACAGATACGAAAGCACAAACATATTTTTATTGATAGTACTGGAGTTGGTGATGCGATTGTAGAGGACTTGCAAAAGCACTTCAATGATATGACAGGGTTCAAATACACATCTACCAGCAAGCAGCAGTTAATGGAAAGCCTTGCATCATCAATCCATAAAGGCGAGATAGGATTCCCCGAAGGAGCAATTAAAGACGAATTAGAAATATTTGAATACTTATTTACATCAACTGGGGTAAGGTATTCTGCACCATCAGGATTCCATGATGACTGTGTTAACGCTTTAGCATTAGCTAATAAATGCCGTATTGAAAACAAAGGAAGCGGTCAATATCATTTCATTTAATTACATTTTTCAAAAACTTATATAATAGATTATGACAATTAAGCAATTTCAGGAGTTGTACTATGTGGCTACTTCAACCGATATGGACTTTGATAAGTCAATTAAGATGGTAGGTATAGTAACAAACAAAACACCTGAGCAGGTGGAAGCAATGTCAATGATTCGTTTTAATTTACTTTGTGCAAGGGTACATAAAGAGTTTAAAATATTTGAAAGGGATTTGTTAAAAAGCAAACCTAGAAAGATAGTAAGGGTAGGAAAGCGATTTTATAAAATTAATTACGATGTAGCAAAGGCAAAGGCATCAACCTATGTAGAAGTAGCAACCTTTAGCACAGATATAATTCAGAACTTGCACAAAATAATGGCTTCAATAGTTACACCAGTTAGATTTAGATGGGGTAAATGGGTAGAGGTAGACCATGAAGATTTAGCAAAAGAAATGGAGGCAATGGATTTTGCGGCTGCTTACCATGCAGCGGTTTTTTTTTACACTCTATTCAACGTATCAATGCAAGTTATCCAGCCTTATTTGGTGGCAGAGATGACAAAGAAAGGAATATCGAAGGAGAAAGCGATGGAGGTATTGACGATTTCACAAAACATTTTGGATGGCTTTACAATGCCAAGATGGTCGCAGACTTCGAAAGAATATCTATTGAATCGGTTTGGAATTTAAAAGTAATTAATTTTTTAAATGATTTACTTTATTTAAAATTAAAACAGGATAAGGATAATGAGTATCTCAAAAAGTCAGCTTGATAATTTTGCTAAAATAGGTAAGTCAGATTACACTATTGAAGATACTGCAAATATTGACTTAAGTAATCCTACATTAGCTTTATTTAATTCTTATGCAAAGGAATTTTTAACTGCTATTGAAGAACAAATTAAAAAGAAAAATGTCAGAGCAAGTGGAACGTTGCAGGACAATATAGAAGTAATAGCAAATGAAGATGGTAGCGGCATAAAGATTTCAATGATTGATTATTATGACTTTGTAAATAAAGGAGTTAAGGGTGTTGATAGTCGTAAAAACGCACCTAATAGTCAATATCAATATAAGACTTATGGAATGCCTAAAAGTGCAAGGAAAGGAATAAAAGAATATATACAAAGTGGAAAAGCAAGTATAAGTGTAGTTAATCAAAAGAGAACAACAATAGGAGCAGAGAAAAAGAAAATATCGTTAATAGATTTAAAAACAAATACATTAGTTTATTTAATAAAAAAGTATGGTATTAAAACTACTAATTACTTTGATATTGCAATCGAAAACGTAGTTAAAAATTTAAGTGAAGATATAATGAATTTACTAGGTAAAACAATAATTGTTCAAATAGGACAACCAAAAAAGAAAAAGAAATGAGCATAACAATTAATACCAATCCTGCAAGCGGAAGCACGGCACAAGATGACCTTTGGCACGTTGCAACCAGTACGGCATCAGGTAGCACAGATATGAAATATATCTTTGAAGTGTACGTAGGTGGCAATAGGAAAATATCAGTTAGGCAATTCCCCGAACCATCAAACGGTAAGGCATATTTTAACGCAGGCGCTACGGTGCGCAATAGCATCACTTTTAATTGGTTTGAGCCAGTTGGTACGGCATACGTTTACGAGCCAAATTTAAGCGGTGAAATGGCGGTACAATACGATATTAGAGTAGGCGAGGAAGTTAGCGGAATAACAACATTTAATCTTGCATCAGGAACTACAACGGCATACAATTACAATGCCCCTTTATTAAAAAGAAGGGTATTAAGTTTGTCTGATAGATTAAATAAATGGTTAAACAATAGACCGCTTTACGCAAATACCAAACTAGGTGAAAATTTATATATTCCATTTTATACCAATGCAAACCTCAATTTAAAATGTGCAACCTATGATGGAAGTAATAATGTTATAGCATCAGCAACTGGAAGCACTACAACAATAGAGAATGGCTTTGTACAAATGAATAT